TCACACTCCGCTGCAGCTACTTTTATCAATTCCTCCTGGGCCTCGAACCACTCTAAAAAAGGTGGAAAATCGAGTCCGTAGCGATCCGTGCAGTCATTAATTGCACAGTCCCTATCTATCAACACAGGTGCATCTCTTTTTGGCTTCCAGACGTTCACTCCCCTCTCAGCGAGGTAGTAGCGTAAATCGTCTGTCAGTTCTGCCTGTCTCCCTATATCCTTAAGGATTTGACAGAAAGAACTGTATACTGGGACACCCAATTTACCTTGGTGCCCAGCGAATGTGGCTCCGCCTTGGCCTTGACAGTAGGCCAGGACGCGCAAGTCGTCGACAGTCAAATCTGACTCGCGTTGTAAAGTTTTACCTAGTTTCAACACACAACCAGGAAGTGGAGCCCAGACGGCTCTGCCGTCAACTGACACCCACCATTTACCTCGCAGAAAGTCGACCTGTCGCCAACTTTCATACACGAATAGCTTGCCAGAAAACCCCATTTGTTTCATGGCCTCCACTATTGATTCATGCATGGACATGTTGTTGCCGTACAACTGTACGGCCCTAACGAACACTGCCACATTGTTGCCTGAATTGCCCACGGACGTATCGCTTCCGCCAGAGTCTCTCGATGGGCGCCTCAGAACAAACATGAGGTACTTAGTTTTGCGCGTAATTTTTAAGGTCAGTGACGGCTTGACCTTGTACATCTTCATTAGACATTTGAGCACTTTCTTGGGCATGCCTCCCGCGGCCATCCAAAGATGTTGAAAGCGGAGAGCAGAAAGACCTTGGCTAGAATCGTAGCTAGAAAAATCATTCATTCCCCACCACAAAACTCCGTCTTCAAACCAACAAAATACTGAGTCATCGCCTAACACGGCGAGACACATGCGTTTTTCTGCAACGCACCAAACTATAGCTCCGTTCATCCACTCGTCGAGGTCTTCAGCTGAGAAAGAGCCCACGTATAGAATTCTGAAAGTCCAGTCTTGAACCTGGTGGTCACGCTGTCCGTCCCACCACTGTGCTAATTTTTTGCTAAAAGGCATGACATAAGGTCCCGTCACCGCTTGAGTGGTGGAGTGCCAATTGCAAATGGTCCTACCTTTTACGTAGAGGCCTTCACAAATGTAATCGGCCAGTTCTACAGGTGGCATATTTTCCGTGATGATTCTAGGGGGCAGAACTTCATCACCTTTCAAAATGTACTCTTTACGGTACTTGACGTTATTGTGATTCTTGCTATCCACGGCCCTGTGGGCCCTCTGGCGTTTGCGAGAGTCGGCGAAGTGGTCAGCCCACTCCCTGTCCCCTATCTTATTGACAGGGTCGGAATTGCAGATGGGAAAATCCACGAGAATTTCACCGAAAACACGGTCAAGTTCCTTCATCACATCCTTGGTCATTTCAGGCATGTGACTCAGAGGTTTGCAGTTTCTCTCTTCTACTGCAAACCGTAGC